TATGTCCTATGGTCCAAAGACTAACTATGGTGATGCACTGGGTACTACCGCAATCTGGGATACAATCATCTACAATGAACTTCTACAGGACAACGTGGTAATTCCACCCCGTCCCCCGATCGATTATGATGCGGGTAAAATCATTGGTGGTTACGTGAAAGATCCGCATGTTGGTGGTCATGACTGGGTGGTGTCGTTTGACTTGAACTCTCTGTATCCCAACATCATTGTACAGTACAACATGTCTCCCGAGACTCTACTGTCCCCTAGGTTCGAAGAGGGTGCACTCGCTGCGAATGGTGTACGGTACACTCATGACAAACTCGGTGTGATTCCCAAGGTCATTAAAAAGTTCTACAACAATCGCGTTAGTATCAAACAAGAGATGTTGAAGAAGAAACAAGAATACGAGGACAACCCTACCAAGAAACTGGAGAACGCGATCGCAAATCTTGACAACCAACAGATGGGTATCAAGATCCTTATGAACTCACTCTATGGTGCACTTGCGAACAAATGGTTCAGATACTTCGACCACCGTATCGCAGAGGGTGTGACTCTGTCTGGTCAACGTGCGATCAAACTCGCAGAGAAGGCAGTCAACGATGAGATGAACAATCTTCTGGAGACTGACGAAGACTACGTGATCGCGATTGATACTGACTCTGTCTACATTGGTATGGACAAACTGGTCAAGAAGTTCAACCCCAAGGATCCAGTGAAGTTTCTCGACAAGATCTGTTCAGAACATTTTGAAAAGATTATTGCAGATGCCTATGCAGGTCTCGCAACCGAAACCAGTGCCTACGAGAATCGTATGGAGATGGGTCGTGAGGTTATTGCTGACCGTGGTATCTGGATGGCGAAGAAACGTTACATCCTGAACGTCCACAACAACGAGGGTGTCCAGTACGCAGAACCCAAACTCAAGATGATGGGTATCGAGGCAATCAAGTCGTCGACTCCGTCTGTGTGTCGTGATGAGATGAAGAGGATGTTTAGTCTCATGGTCACCGGTGATGAGGGTGCAACACAGAAACGTATCGCAGATTTCCGTCGAACCTTCTCTAAGTTTGATCCAGAGGACGTTGCATTCCCTCGTGGGATATCTAATCTGACCAAGTGGCAAGACAAGGATACGACCTACAAGAAGGGTACACCTATCCATGTGCGGGGTGCGTTACTGTACAACAAGGCGTTACAGAAGGGTGACCTGACGGAAAAGTACGAACACATTCAGGATGGCGAGAAGATCAAGTTCATCTATCTGAAAGTTCCGAACCAGATAAAAGAAAATGTAATCTCGTTCCCGATGGGTCTACCCAAGGAACTAAACTTGCATTCCAAGATAGATTATGGTATAATGTTTGACAAGACATTCCTAGATCCCCTCACGCCTATCCTAGATGCGTTGGGGTGGACTGCGGAAGAACGAGTGAACCTTGAGGACTTTATGATATGAATCTAGACCACTTAATTTGGCCTACTGACGGGTGGGGTTACATGCCACCCACAGACCAAATCATGGAGGCATTTCAAACCGCACAACGAGACTTCAAACCCAAACGGGTATTGGAGATTGGTTTCCTGTGGGGACATTCTACGACCTACCAACTGGAGACGTACACCGATGCGGATCTGGTTTGTATTGGCCCTATCGAAGAAAACCTAGGTAAAGAAGTACCCGATCCCAAACTTCGTTACGAACAGATTGACAAGATGAACAAGGTGTATGGCAATCGGTTTACTCATATCAAAGGTAAGACTCAGTACGTGCAGAATGATATGTTAGAAAACTTTACGAATTGGTTTGACTTTGCTCTCATAGACGGGTATCATAAGCCTTGGGCAGTGGAGTTCGACTCTACTATGTGTCAAGACCTAGGTATCAAAGCATGTCTGATTGATAACTGGGATCAGAAACCCGTACGTCATACCGTACTGAAACACACTGATTACAAACCGATACAGGTATTTCCCTACGATCAAGAATGGAAGGGTCAAATGTATAAGAATGAAATTGCGTTATGTACTCTCTAACTTTATTCCGCAATCGTTATGATAACAAAACGAACAAGACTATGTCGTTTGAGACGTGGGATGAGTTCGTGTCTCTGTTGTATATGTTATCAGACAAACCGGATACGAAGGCGACTGCGCCATTGATCAGCCCTGCCAAGTACACGGTTGATACTACACGTAGTAATAAGAACGTGGAGTGTTGGACTGGGTGGGCGGCAGTAGACGTAGATGATATAGATATCCCCGCAGGTAAGTTGAAAGACAGATTGGTCGAGGACTATGGACACTGGGACTTTGTCTGTTATAGTACTGCGAGTTCTCGTGAGGATAAACCCAAGTTCCGACTGGTATTTAATCTGGGCGAAGAAGTAGAGTCGGATCAACTCAAGTCGTTCTGGTGGGCACTCAACACCGAACTTAATGAGATAGGTGATAAACAGACCAAGGATCTGAGTCGTATGTATTACGTCCCCGCTAAGTATGAGGACGCATACAACTTCATATGGCGCAACGAGGGTCGACCTGTGGATGCGGACTATCTCATAGGTAAACACCCATACAAAGAAAAGGAAGGTAAAAACTTCCTAGATAGACTACCAGATGAGTTACAGAAGGCAGTGGTTGCACACCGGAAGAACTCAATGAACAACACAGAGTTTACATGGACAAGTTATCATGATTGTCCTTTTTTTCCGAAAACACTGGCGAGAGATTACCAGTATATTTCAGAAACAGGTTGGTATCACAAGATGTATCAAATTATGGTCGCGACTGCCGGTACAGCGATCACTCGTGGATACCCAATCACCGCACGTGAGATCGCGGATTTATGTCGACAGCTTGACATTGACACCGGAAATTGGTATACTAATCGTCCACTTGAAGTAGAAGCGGATAGAGCAGTAGAATATGCATATCGTAATAACTAGGAGACAATTATGTCTGAAGAAGTAGTAGACGCTGAAGTCGTCGAAGAAGTAGTAAAAGATGATGATCTGCCCGAGAGACAAGATCTCAAGGTTGCGGTCATTGGTAATGGAAATGCATTGTGTCGTGCCACAGCGAGTGCGTTCAATGTACCAAAAGGCGTCGAGGTCACTACTCACAGTGAAGACGATATCGATGCTGTAATCAAAAACAAACCGAACGTTGTGTTCTGGTGTAGTGATATTGCTATCAAGAAGAATGATACTCTTGATGATGGCGACTTCATTAATGCCATTCAGAAATTGATCCGTATCTCAGGTTCGGGTATCTGTATCCGATCCACGATCAACATCGAGACATACGAACGTCTTTTGATGGCACTGACACGTCAAGTGTTCGACAACAAGATCGTTTACATGCCTGATCTGTCCGACTCTGAGAATGTCCAAGACATCATCAACGCGCCTCTACAGGTCGTGGGTGGTAATGGTAAGGGTCTGGAACAACATATGGGTGTACTGCGTGAGATGTCGTGGTTCAATGCCGGACGGGTACAGACTGGTAGTATTGCTGAGGTTGTATATGTCCGTCTGGGTGTATCTGGTTACCGCATGGTACGTCAGAAATACTTCGATGAACTGCATGAAGCGATCATGGACATGAAGAATGCCAACCCGATGGTTGTCAATCGAATGGTTCAGTCGGCACTGGGTGAAGGTGTTACTCCCAACTTCGTGACAGAGTCTGAAAGGTATGATGCTCGCATCTTTGCAGGTGCAACTGATACACTAACGCTTGTTGAAAACTGTTTATCATAAGAGGAACTTTATATTATGTCATTGATGGCAAAACTCAAAAAGAACTCCAAAGTGTCGGGTACTGCGGTACTCGATAAATCAGAGTTCTTCCAAGAAAAAGAACTGACGCGAATTGATGTACCAATGATGAATGTCGCACTGTCTGGAAGATTAGATGGTGGACTCGCGTCAGGTCTTACTGTACTTGCAGGGCCAAGTAAACACTTCAAGACATCGTTTGCCTTGAAGATGGCGTCTGCTTATCTCGACTCAGATCCAGAAGCAATGATGTTGTTTTATGACTCTGAGTTTGGTTCACCGCAATCTTACTTCGAGAACTTTGGTATTGATACTAGTCGTGTACTTCATACGCCTATCACCAATGTTGAAGAACTGAAGTTTGATCTGATCAACCAACTAGAAGAGATCGGTAAGGACGATAAGGTGATCATTGTGATTGACTCTATCGGTAACCTTGCGTCTAAGAAAGAACTGGAAGATGCGATCAACGAGAAGTCTGTTGCAGATATGTCCCGTGCGAAAGCACTCAAAGGTTTGTTCCGTATGTCAACACCCTACTTGACTATGAGAAACATTCCGTTACTTGCTATCAATCACACTTATAAAGAGATTGGTTTGTTTCCAAAAGATATCGTAGGTGGTGGTACTGGTATCTATTATTCTGCCGACAATATCTGGATCATTGGTCGCCGTCAGAACAAGAAGGGTACGGAGGTCACTGGATATGACTTTATCATCAATGTGGAAAAGTCTAGGTTTGTTAAAGAGAAGTCGAAGATTCCTATCTCAGTTTCTTGGGATGGTGGCATTGAGCGTTACAGCGGTCTGTTGGATATTGCTCTTGCTGGGGGGTATGTTACTAAACCTAGTAATGGTTGGTATCAATTGGTCAATCGTGCAACTGGAGAAGTTATAGGCACTAAGGTACGAGAGAAAGATACTCTGTCACCTGAGTTCTGGACTGAAATGCTTGCAGATGAAACCTTCATCGACTTTGTGAATCAGATGTACTCTATTGTGGGTGCATCTAATCTTTCCCTTGACCTTGAGGAGGAGTTTTGATTTCAAAACTATCTGAACATAAAGACTATGAATTGACCCCTTCCGAGGGGTCTGACAATGATCAGGCGTGGGATGTTCGCATCCTACGTGGTGATTTTGCTGAGACTGTAGTTCGTTTTGGTAACATTAAGTTTAATGATGATGAAGGTTGCTTAAACTTCAATTATGTGGTACAATACTCACCAGATGAGACGTTAACAGAAGAGCGTGAAGATCTTATCGAGTACGTGGGCCAGATACTTGAATCTGTGTTAGAAAATGCAATCAGCGAAGGAACTTTACTAGACAATGAAAGAACATCTAATACTGAATAATTTATTGACGAACGATTCTTACATGCGTAAGGTCGTTCCGTTCCTTAAAAAACCATACTTCGAAGGCGTACCCAAACTCATCTTTGGTGAGATTATTGCGTATGTTTCCAAGTACAACAAACTCCCATCTCGTGATGCATTGACTCTTCAGATTGAGGAGTCGGACAATATCAACGAATCCAATTACAACGAAACTGTTGATCTGATTCCAGCTCTTTTTGAAAAGAAAGATAATGATTCTCAGTGGTTGTTGGACACTACCGAGAAGTGGTGTCAGGATCGTGCCGTATTCCTTGCGATCATGGAGTCTATCTCTATAATAGATGGGAAACATCAAACACTAACTAAGAACTCGTTACCTGACATTCTCCAGAAAGCACTGGGTGTGTCATTTGATACGAGTGTAGGACACGATTATGTCGACAATGCAGAAGAACGATTCGACTTCTACCACAAACAAGAGGAACGTATTCCGTTCGATCTTGAGTACTTTAACAACATCACCAAGGGTGGGTTACCCAACAAGACTCTCAACATCGCTCTTGCTGGTACTGGCGTCGGTAAGTCTCTCTTCATGTGTCACGTCGCCGCCGGTGCCTTGTCACAAGGTAGAAACGTCCTTTATATTACAATGGAAATGTCAGAAGAGCGTATCGCTGAACGGATTGATGCAAACCTTCTCAACACCCCAATCGACCAAATCCAAAATCTGTCTAAGACCATGTTCAAAGACCGAGTATCTGATATCGGAAAACGAACCAACGGAAAACTGATCGTCAAGGAATATCCTACCGGTCAAGCCCACGCGAGTCACTTCCGTGCGTTACTTGAGGAATTGAGTCTAAAGAAGAAGTTTGTTCCTGAAATCATCTTCATAGATTACCTAAATATATGTGCATCTTCTCGAATGAAAGCGATGGGTGGTTCTATTAACTCATACACATATATCAAGGCAATCGCAGAAGAGTTACGTGGTCTTGCAGTAGAGTTCAACGTGCCGATCGTGTCTGCGACTCAGACTACTCGATCTGGTTTCGCAAACTCAGATCCCGGCCTTGAGGACACCTCAGAGTCGTTTGGTCTACCTGCTACCGCAGACTTGATGTTCGCCTTAGTCTCTAATGAAGAACTAGAACAGATGGGACAGATCATGGTGAAACAGTTGAAGAATCGATACAACGATCCCAACCGTGACAAACGATTTGTGGTTGGTATTGATCGATCTAAGATGAGACTATTTGATGTTGATAACTCTGAGCAGACGCTCTCTCCGGAGATTATTTCGACCCCGACTATCGGTGATACGGAACAAGGAGAGAAACTAAAACGGATTAATTTCTCGTAAGGAGTAGTCACATGGACATGTATATACACACACTTCTGGCAACAGGATGTATGTTTGGATCGTTTATCGCAGGTAAATACTTTGGTAGACGTGAGGGTTTTAGAGATATGATCAGCGTATTGTTGGGTGTTTTTAATGCCGATTCTCTAGAAATAACAGAAGAGGGTGACTTCTTCGTAACTACTGAAGGTAATACTTCAAAGGTAAATTAGTGAAACCCCGTAACTTTTATGTCGAAGATAACTTTATAACACCGGAAGAATGTGCAACCTTGATTGGATTGTACAAGAGTGCACCCGAAGTTATCTCTAAACAAAACTTTAGTTACGTACCTATTGGTGATCCTAATGTAGAACATATGCCAATGAAACATGAGTTGGTAGAGGATATATGGTTACGCCAGAGTATCCTCGCTAACCAACTCGCGGGTGCAATTATGCAGTGGTGTCAGGTCTACAAATGGAGTGAGGGGTCTAGGATGGGGTTGCATAATGATGTTGCAAGTAAACACACTATGTACACCTCAGTCCTTTATCTGAATGACGGATTTGAAGGAGGAGAGACTCAACTACAGGATGGTACTACCATCGTTCCAAAACAGGGTAGAATCTTCTTCTATGATGGTATTGAATACCACCACAAGGTCAAAACTCTAACCAAAGGCACACGTTGGACTTGTGCTAGTTGGTACAAAAAAAAGTGAAATAAACGCTTGCCAACGTTCTGAAAACATGTTATACTACCCCTTTATTATTTGAATTAGGAATTATTATGAGCAATGTAAGTTACGATCTCCGTGATGACCATGATGTAGATTCTATCTACGCACCCGTCCAAACTCCTCTTTTCGAGACAGATCTCGAATACAAGTTCAACGAAGACGAACTGATTACACAGTTCAAAGACTACGTCGACTCCACGTATAGTCAACACTATGCGTCAGACAAGTATCAAGCAACCGACATCATCATTGATGCGGGACTGGGTACAGGTTTCTGTCTTGGTAACGTAATCAAGTACGCAAAACGTTATGGAAACAAAGGTGGTAATGATGATCACCGTAAAGATCTCATGAAGGTGCTTCACTATGCACTGATCCAACTCCACATCCATGACGAAAAGGTAAAACTTGAAAGTCAATAAGGATGCATTGAACTTCGCGGTGGGTGACACTATTGTCGCCCTACCCATCAACATCTGTCTAAACTTCGTCCTGTTGACCATCTTCATGGGTCTAGGATGGGGGCCAGGCACGATTTCCATAGTGATGACCATCATGTTTTTCTTCCTAGGTATATTGAGAAAATACCTTGTCAGAACCTTTTATGACCATTATTCATAAAACGAATGTTCGTTATAACAAAATAGTCTAAAGAAAAGCTTGACGGCACCCCCGATTCATGAGATAATACTCCTGTATTTTAATGATGAGAGAGAGAAAAGTTATGGCGTATGTAAGTCAAGAAGACAAAAAGAAGTTAGCCCCTGCGATCAAAGCAGTCCTCAAGAAGTACAAGATGAAAGGTACTATTGCCATTCGTCACCACAGTACTTTAGTTGTGAACATTAAGAGTGGTGCGTTAGATGTGATCGGTGCTTTGCCTGTCAGTGAGTATGGCCCTCGTGAGTATGTTCAAGTCAACCCTTACTGGATCAGTGAGAACTATGACTGTCCTACTGTTGTTGCGTTCCTGACTGAACTGAAAGCTGCGATGGAAGGCCCTGACTTCTTCTGTGAAGACGACAGCCAGACTGACTACTTCCACAGAAGTCACTACACTGACATCAACATTGGTAAGTACCACACTCCTTACGTGTTGGAGGCATAACATGAGTTTCAACACTAACCCTGCTAATGCAGTCACCTACATCACGGATCCTTCAGCGTCATTCCTGAAGGTTCCTGTCCGTGTTATTGAAAACCTGAATGTTCCGGTTCATAAAATCTCTGAGAACTCGTTCTTCAATGACGACTTCTTCTGGTTGGAGATAGAGAATGATTCTATGGTGTACTATGATGCTCTTGACTCGAAGTGTT